TAGACCCGCTGAATATCCAGTATGCGATGGAAATCGGCGAAACCGATGCTGAGCCCCATTCTTGCTACATCATCGGCTCCACGATAACCATCGTCCCCACACCATCTGCGAGCAAAACAAATTACATCAGGATATGGGGGATCAGGCCAGAGGCCACAACGATAGCCACGGCCGGGCCGTCGTATATCCCGAGGCCAGCTCATAGGCTTATCGTTTATTGGGCCGCAGGTCTTGTGGCCACAATGATCGGAGCTAAAAGAAATCCTTTCCTTGAACTCTACAGCTATCGGCTCAACAAGGTCAGGGAGATTTATGGGGGCAAATTCCAGCAGGCCCCGAGATTCGTCCGAGAGTCCGTGGTAGAGCGGACCACCAAGGATGAAAGGGAGAGAGCATTTTACGATAAAGAATGGCCATAGGAGGTCTGCGTGATCGAGAACATCGAGGGCCTTAAGGCCATTCAAATCCCCCTGAACGGCGGAATTGACGAAGAATCCCCGGCCGATGATCTCTCCCCGGAAGACGCCATAAAAATGACGAACTTCCGTCTATCAAAGGACGGAAGACGAATCCAGAAGCGCGAGGGGCTACAAGAAGAGGGGATTGTAGCCGCCGAGGATGTCTACGGCTACTCAACCTACACGAATTCATCTTCCGAACATTGCCAGATTGCCGTCCTTGAGGGCCAACTTATGCGGAAAGTGGGCTCTGGGGCATGGACACAAATATACGATTGGCCGTCTTCAGCAATTATAGCCCATACCGTCAGGCCCCTGGAAATCCAAAACAAGCAGTTCATAATCACAGAAAAAGGGAGCAGGGTCATATTGTCTGATGGGACAGTTAGACAGATAGGCATTACTGCCCCGACATCTCTCCCGACAGCCACGGTCACGGAAATAAGCGGGGTTACGCTCACGCTAAGCGATCTCATGGCGTATGCCAACCAATCGGCCATGGATGCCGTGTGGACTGACGGAGATTCAGGAAGCGGGGCATCAACGCTGTCTACGACTGATCCGAACGGCACGCAGGGTCCAGACGGCGACAGCAAATACATGCATCTGTATTCTGTCGCGGGGGCGGCGAATTATGCGAAGAGACACAGAACAATAACAACAACACCGGCAAACACTTATGTTATAGAATGCGCAGTTTATATGGATGTGGCCGCAACCGTTGGCGGGCTCGATGACCGTGGTTTCAACATCACCTATGACGACGGAATCAGAAGAATGAATTTCGCCATAGGATCAGATGGGGTTTATGTATATCCCGACTTCTCCGGCGTGTATCAGTTGATATCCATGGTAATACCGGACAAGAAGTGGCTGACTTTCAATATATATGTCACAAGAAAAGAATTCGAGCCGGAATACGACATAAATGTCACGGTCAGTTATGACGGGGTTATACAGAATATCGGCGGAGGCCCGGTTTTCTTGCCGGAAACGAGTGCGTCGGGGTATACGGAATTGGCGGTATACGGGGTCGGAACGTTCATTGTTGACAATATAAAGATTCGCTCGACTGAAGAACTCAGCGCGAGTTCATTGGCTGGGGCATACAAATATGCCGTTAGTTATATAAGGGGCGGAAATTATGGGTGTGAATCAAACGCCATCACAAGCCAGATAGGTTCGGTGAGTTTTTCCGGGACCCTAAACGATATGACGGTTGACTCCGAATCCGAATACACGGGAACAAAAACAAGGACATTCACGGTAAAAGTCACAACTACCGGGAACCCGGATACCATTAAATGGTCAGAGGACGGCGGGACGAGCTGGAAGGCCGCAGTTTTATGTCAGACGGAAGTTTATCTTGGATACGGCATAACCGTCAATTTCGCGGCGGTTACAGGCCATGCGGCCAATGACCAATGGACATTCACCTGCACGGTTTGTTGGATCGCGTCTTCTTTCCAGGGCGTCACGTTATCAAACATACCAATATCTTCAGACGCCCAGGTGACAGGCAGAAAGATTTACAGGACAACCGCCGGTGGCTCAGATTTCTATTATCTGACGACCATCAGCGACAACACCACGACTTCGTTCATAGATTATATCGAGGATTCCGCCCTCGGAGACCCCCTGGAATACGACCGAGACCTGTTCACGACCGCATCATCCACAATAGGAAAATTCTCCGAATGGTGGGACGACAGGCTCTGGATTGCTGATCATTCCGATAATGTCATCTATTATTCGGCAATACGCGAGGGCGGGGGAGTCCCTGAAGAGTTTTCTCTTTCGGACAGGTTCATCCCGATCCGCAAAGGGGATCAAGGAGATGTCATAACCGGGATGAAAGCTTATAAGGATGCTCTCTATGTATTCAAGAGAAACGATATTTTTGTCATCCAGAAATCCGCACTCGACGCCAGCGGATACGGGGTTTTTCATATCAATAGCGATGTCGGGTGTGTCGGCGGCGGATCAATCGTAGAAGTGAATGATTATCTAATGTTTTGCTCGGAACGGGGCATAGAAATCTACGATGGTGTGAAGACGTATTCCCCGGATTTCTCGGTCAAGGTGAATAAGACATGGCTAACGACAGACCCACAATACTATGATTTTATTTCGGCTGCCCACGACAAGGAATTCAATGAAGCCTGGTTCTCTATACCAAGCCGATTGTCCGGGGCATCGGCCATAACAATAGTCTGGAATTACATAAGAAATAAATTTTATTTCTTTCAGTTCTATAAAACCCCTTCAGTTTTATCTTCTTGCAAGGATTCAACGGGGGCCAAAGTTTTGAAGATGGGCACAAGGGATGGATACATTTGTCTTTGCGACTATGGGACGGCTGACAACACAACCGCTATATCGGCCACTTACAGAAAAGGCTGGATGGACATAGTGGCCCACGGCGTCGGCCGATTGTTACAGACTGACTATGAGCTTCCGTCGAATAAAACGATAACCATGAATATATATGTCGATCAAGACAAGGATGTTTTCAGAACAGCGTCCCTAACTGGAAACAGTCCCACTTCCACAGATGCTGATTACAGGAGGGTTATAGGAGACAAAACAGAACTCGGCGTAAGAGCCAGATACATCTCCCTGGAATACACAAACGCAGAGGACTGCGGTGGGGACTGCAAAATAAATCAGGCCATAATGTATGTGAGACCCGATGCCATAAAGAACAAGACCTATGCAGATTAAAAAGGTAGAAACGCCGCAGCCGAATCCTTTTACGGACAAGGATTTCCGAAGGGCTTCTATCTATTTCGACGACCTGGAATATCAGCGAAGATTTGAACAAAACCTTATAAGATACGGGTTGATTAGGGACGCTGATTTCGATGGCCGCGTAAGAACCATAGTAACAAACATAAATGCAGAAAATACTGTTGTCAGTTCTGGGTGTTATTGGACAAAAGAAGGCGTCAATCTTGTTTATTACAAAGGGAATGTTGGCGTAGGTATTCATCCGACATCGCATAAGTTCGAGGTTCAAGGAAATGTCCAAATTGGCCACTCCACGGAACAGCCGTATCTGAAGATCAACAACAAATCCGATACGGCCTCTTATGATCCGGCGGTCTATTTTTACAACGGGGCCACGTCAAGAAACTCGGTCAAGATCATTGCCGGGTCGTCCGGCGAATCCTCATCCACGGGCATAACGCTTCTTTCCACGTGGGACTTGCAATACGGCGGCGTGGACGTTAATCCAACGTGCTTATGCTCGGACGGGACATATCTCTATATCGGCGGGCTAAAATCCGCTGACTGGGGGATTTGCAAGGTTCAGATATCAGACGGAACGGTTGTCGCCGGTCTTTTCTCCACCGGCTCAGGCGACAGCCAATTCAATGGCGTCTATGACATCTGCACGGACGGAACATATGTCTATGTCGTTGATACGAATAACGGCCAACGGCTGAAGAAGCACAACTGTTCTGACTTGGCTTACGTAGCCAAAGTATCGTATGCGGGCGGCCTTTTCGAGTGCATCACGTATGATAACTGGTCTAGCGGAAGACTGCTCTCCATTTATCTTGATTTGTCCGGCGATTATTGGGTTAGGACCGTGCTGTGTTCCGACCTCACATTTGAAGGCGCGGCTATATTCGAGTGTGTCCCTGCGCAATCCGTTCAAACAGACGGAACATACATTTACATCTATCGGAAGCCGTCTTCTACGTATCACATTTATAAATATACCGCCGCAGGAACCCTCGTTGACCGCTTGACCATAGACAACCAAAACACGACGGGTTTTGTTTCACTTGGCGGAGATTATATTTATTATCCAGACCAAGACGGGTCGGATTACTATATAGAAAAAATCACGAAGGAACTCGAATACGACAGTAGGTTTGAGGTCACCGGCTATGTCGTAGGGGCGAAGATAGACACATCGGCAAAAAGAGTCTATGTTGTCGAGAACTCCGATGCCCATGTCTATGTCTATGGCTGGACTGAAAGCGAGGTCGATACC